ATAAAGGTTATGAGATTAATTTTAATAGTATTTTTGAGTATTTTCTTAGGTTCTTGTGAGCCTGAATCTGAATATCTTTTAGAAATCGACTATTACCCCATTACATGCCCTGGTGGTTGTGATGCTAAGATGGTATTTAAAGAAGAAGCTGATGAGAATGGTTATTATCATATAGATTTAGACTGGGATGGTGAATATTATCCTTGGTTCCACGTTGATGTAGAGGCAACTCCGGTAGATAAGAAGTATATGTACAATAGCGAATCAGTTGTAGAAGCTAGATTTGATAGTGATACGTCTTGGGTGTTAGGAGATAGTTTAGTTATTAGGGTTCCTCTCTTTAACCCATTTGGCAACTACACACAAGATTGGGTACCACTTCCTACTACATGGATAGATGTTAACTTACCTCAGTATGCAGGAACAATATTAAATATAGTCCAGAATGATAGAATATACTTTAGTAAAAGAGAAGATTATTTATCCTCTAGACGTATTCTTGGACCTTTTCCTCCTCAAATGAAAGGAGATACTATTACAGTTTATATGAGAGTATTTTGGGATGGAGGAGAGAATTCTACACTCAAGGATAAGTATTCTCAAAAGTTTATTGTAGAATAGTTGCTTTTCTGCTCTAGAAGTATTATCTTAATTATATTAATAATATATAGATATAAAGAATACTAACAATAATAAATAAATTACTTAGTTAAATATATAATGTATAAATATATATAACCATTATAATAATAATATTAACAATAATATATAATTAAAATATGGCATTATCGGCAGAACAGATTCAATCTAATTACGAGAAACACTTTAAGATTATTGACATGTACATTGGAGACCGAAAGGATTCAATTAAAGCAATGCTTAATCACATGGAGGATACTTATGTAATGGCACCTGCAAGTGGTAAGACTTGGTATCACAATGCTTTCGCCGGTGGATATGTTGATCATGTAAATAGAGTAGTGGAATATGCGGTGAAGCAGTCTAGGTTATACGAAGAGATGGGTGGGTCGATAGATTACACCGAAGAAGAACTTGTCTTCGCCGCTCTATTCCATGACTTAGGTAAGATTGGAGATGGTGATGTACCTAATTATATACCTCAGACTGATAAATGGCGTCAAGATAAGCTATCAGAGATGTATACATTTAACCCAGACTTAGACTTTATGCTTATTCCAGACCGTTCACTGTTTATTTTACAGAAGTTTGGTATCAAAGTCAATCAGAAAGAGTTTTTAGGTATAAGATGTCATGATGGTGTGTTCGATAAGGCAAACGAAGCCTACTTCTTCAGTAATGTTGAGTCATCTAGACAGAAATCGTCACTAATCTCAGTACTACACAGTGCAGATTACTTAGCCTCTAAGGTTGAGTACGATATTTGGAAATCAAACGGTGGGACTTCTAAACCTCAACGTCCAAAGTCTACTTCTTCTACAGGAAGGTCAGTGAAATCATCAGAAGGTCTTTCTAATATCTTAAAAAACCTATAAAATGTTAACTTTTCAAATTATTTCCGGAGTTTTAGTTGCTTTTACAATATTTAATCTCTATCTTATACGTAACCTCCTTATAAAGGTTGAGTTATACGAAGATATTATACAAGATCAAACAGAGTATCTACAGAAACTTTCAACTTTAATAAAACAAAGCGATAAACATCTAAAGCAACTTGACGAGCGAGGGGTATTTCAGTCAGATGACGAATTAGGTGAATTTTTTAATCAAATGAAAGCAGTACAAAAAGAGCTTAGTAAATTTGAGCTACCCCAATCATATGGCAAGGAAGAAATCCAAGGCTAACTATTTTACTTCAGAAACAGAAGACTATATAAAAAGATATAATCGTTCGGAAGACAACGAATACAGGAATCAAATATTTACAGACCATATTTACCTCCCCTTCTACAAGTTAGTAGAAAATATCATACATACTTTTAAATTCTACTATACTGATGTAGAGCAAATAGAAGACCTTAAGCACGAAGTAGTAACCGTACTACTAGAAGAGAAGATAATGAAGTTTGATCCTGATAACGGAGCTAAAGCATATTCATACTTCGGCACAATCGTAAAGAGGTGGTTGATAAACTACAATAACAAGAACTACAAGAAACTTTTACAGACTGAATCAACACCAGATAGTTTTGCATTAAATGTTCCCTCCTATATGGTAATAGGTGAACATAAAACAGACTACGATGGTGCAATCTCTCTTGGTACCTATATTGATATGTGGGTAGCGAAGAGTTACGTTAATTTAGATGAAACGTTCTATAAAGATAGTGAGAGAAAAATAGCAGATGCTATACTTACTATATTTAAAAAGAGAAGTGACTTAGAGATATTCAAGAAAAAAGCTTTATATATTTATATACGGGAAATGACTGACTGTGAAACTCCCCAGTTAACTAGAGTCATTGCTACCCTAAAGAAAGACTTCTACGAAGGTTATTTAGAGTTATACGAAAGAGGGTTGCTAGTACCTAACTTAAATGTTGAGTAAGTTACTATTTATAATAAACTATTATTATGAGTTTAGATAAAGAAATATTTAAAGGCAAGACCCTAGCTGACCTATTCGGTGAGATACATGACAACTCTACCAGTACGAGAGGACAGGTTCAAGGTCTAATAAATGAACTCAAACCTCTTATCGAAAACATAGGAGATGCGACTCTTATCGTCCCTATGATTAAAGAATATATGGAAATAGGAGTAAAGAATGACGATGCATTGATTAAGTTAGCGACAATCATACAACGTATAGAAACAGCGCAAAGTAAAGAAGGAGCAGGAGAGTTTGACTTCTCAGACCTTCAAGACCTATTAGAAGAGTCTCAAGAAATAGAAAACGAAGTAGCCGAAGTTCCTAAAGAGGAAGAAAAGTAATATGTCAGACAATAAAATTTTAGCATCAACCGCACGTGTTGTAGATGTGGTAATGGATGAAGCGCACCCGTTCTTTAAGAACTATGGTGATATAGGAGCTATAAGATATAGACTACTAGATTGATCTGGAAAAGAATCTGATCTAAGATCTTTAGATATAGCATACCCCATAGACCGTAACATTTGCTCTTTTCCATTGACAGGAGAAGTTGTACAGTTATTTATAGGCCCTAAAGCCCAAGATGTAGTAGACATAGCGGATACTCCTAAAGTATATTACGGGTCATCTATAGCTATATGGAATGACCCTCATTATAATGCTCATCCAGATCCAGGACTAAAGGAAGGAGATCCTAACCCAGGTCCAGGTTTTATTGAAAGAGGAGATATATACCCTTTGCTTCCATTTATGGGAGATACTATTATAGAAGGAAGACACGGTCAGTCTATTAGAATCACAGGTGCAAGAGGTAACCAGCAGTTTTTAGTCAACTATGAGAATAATGGTAAACCTCTTACAATTATACGTAACGGTCAAGAAGCTCAATCTGAAAGTGAGGCTCTAGGGTCGGCTCTAGGATCAGCAGTAGGGCTATCATACTTAGATGCTGATGGATATACTCCAAAAGTAGAGGATGTTAATAAAGATCTAACCTCCATATACCTAACCTCAGACCACATTATACCCTTAATACCAGCTAGCGATGAAAAAGGATCATTCCTCAACTTCGGCCCCTTAGATACTGATCTCTACAGAGGAGCACAAGCTATAATTCAATCTGGTAGAATAGTACTCAACGCTAGAGATGAAAGCATACTATTAGCATCTAAAGAACATATATCTCTTAGCTCAAACGATACTCACATCGACGCTTCAGAAAGAGTAGTAGTAGATGCACCTAAAATATTCCTAGGCACTACAGCATATAAATTAAGGAAAGCACCCAGAAGAGAAGGACCTAACGAGGATATGCAGCAACCTGCTGTATTGGGAGGGGTGGCTGAACAAATACTTCTAGATATATTAGAAGCTTTAAAAGAGCTGATAGGAGCAATGAGCAACCCATTAGATCCCGACGTATGGATACCAGGAGTAATATTTTCCGCTCAATCAGTCAAAGCACTTGTTGAGAGTACAGAGACAAGAGTTGTAACAGAATTAAAATCTAAAAAAGTCTTTATAGAATAATGGGTAGATATGTTCAAATAGATACAGATGTCCTAAAGGAACACTTAAATCAACAGTTAGGTAAACTTGACGGTGTAATTAGGAATAAGGGTAGACAGGCTCTAAAGACCCTAATACGTAAATTTAAACAAAGAGCAATTG